AAAAAAAGTTAGTTTTAGTAAAAAACAAAGAAAACAAAGTTTTAGTAAAAAACAAAGAAAACAAAGAAGGCAAAGAAAACAAAAAAAAAATTTGACAAAAAAAATGGGCGGGTGGCGCCTGCCGAACCCGTTTACGTGGTCGGCCAAGCAGCCGAGAGACTATTTTGGTGTGGCCGCCGAGGCGGCGGAGAAGGAGGCGCAGGCTAAGGCGAAGGTGGAGATGAAGGAGAGAACAAACCGTTTTATTAGAAGTTTCGAACCGCCTTCAGTCATGCGTTCCTAGTCCGCCCATAAAAGTGAATAATAATTGTTTTATAGAATATAAATTTTTATAAAACAATTAATAAGGTAAGATTTAAATATTAAATTATCTACTATAAACTAAATCTGCTGTTCCTGATTGGAATAGCAAAACATTATATCTTTCTTCAAATATAAAGAGATTATAATTATATTTGTATATACTTGTTGGTTCTTTACTTGTTGCTATAATATCTCCTGTATCTGGGTCACAAATAGTTGTAAAATTTACTCCTGAAAGATCAAGAGGCGGTAATTGATGGTTATTATACTCAAATTCAATAGTTCTAAATTTGTTTGTATTCATTGCTCCACTTGGTTGATATTTATGTGGATCAGTATTTAAACAGAAATTATAATTATATAATCCATCCTTAGAACATCCAGAAGTTCTAACATATTTTTCTATTTTATTATAAACACCTGATGGTAATGTATTTTCCCTATATTTACCATCAAATACAATAGCAAAATCTTTCATAATTTCTTTTTTATTTGTTTGTTCATAAATAGTGGGTTCATAGCCAGTAATAAAAATATTTTTTGATGTATCATTAATTTGATAATTATTATTTTTATTATAGAAAACTAATTCATTCGCCGAATTATATAATTTCGCAAGATTATTAGGAATAATATTTTCATATGGCCAATTAGTATAATTAGACCATTCATTTCTGGAATATACATCATCTCTTTGCATATACCACATCCAATTTGATACTAAACCATTAGATTCTAAATTAACTTTGCTTGTTTTACTAATTTTCTCAAACTTATATTCATAAACCTCCTTAATTAAATAATTTTGAGAATTACTTGCAAATAGATTTCTTTCTTCATTATCTAAAAAGCATTGAGTGCATAATAAATGTATATCAGGATTTATAGTAGTTCGCCGATCTTCGTAAATATATGAGGATGATATATCTTTAACAGGTGGTTGTTGAATAAAACGATAAAATCCATATCCTGCATCGATGTTTTGAGTAGCTTGTCTTCTAGGTAATTCATCATTATTATTAATATTTATATTATTAGGATTAGCAGATATATCATATATAACATCTTTAATTGTAAATAATTCTGAAATAGGTTTTAATGTGAAGTTGATTTCTAATTCCGCATATTGTAAGCATATAAGAGGTAAAGCCATAGTAGATGATATAGTAAACCAAGTATTTATAGGTATAAATAATTGTTGTGAATTTATAGATGGTTCAACGTTGTTTAAACTTGTATCAAAAAGTTTCCATGCATTTGGATAATTATTATTCCTATTATAATAGTTTGCTGGATCATTTAATTCGGGCATATTACCAGTCATAATGTTGAATAATTCTTTTTTATTAGCATCATAATCTCTTTCTACCACATTTTGTAAATAACTACCAGAAAATTTTTGTATAATCCTTCCACCAATAGTAAAAGTAACTTCATCAATTAATTGAGAACCAATATTTTTAATCCATTGAAATTCATATGGACGATATTCTGTATCAGTTTCAGTTAAATCATATGGGTTTATATATTTTAATATAGGACTCCATATATTTGGTAAAGTAACTACTAAATATGTATCCATTAATAAATCACCATATCTTGATATTTTGAACGTATAATTTGTTTTCTGTGTTAAATGTAGATTAGTTTGTCCATTTTGGTCAATTCTATATTTTTGTAGTCCAAAATTTGTATATTTAACATATTTAGATTTAAAAAAACTTTTTGTTGGATTTCCATTTAAAATTATATTTTGATTTCCTACAGCAATTAAATTTAATAATCCACCAGCCATATTATACTTATTATATATTAATAAGTATAATAATTTATATATTTATCAGCAAATATATATTTTTTATTAAATAATATTATAATATTATAACATTATAATATAATTAATATGGATAAAGTAAAATCTATGGGAAATCAAGCAAAAGAAACTATCGAAAGATCTTTTAATACAAATTTTGGAGGCGAAGATGAAAACAATTTTAAAGTAATTGCTTTAATTCTTATTATATTTATTTTGTTTTCGGTTTTAGTTTGGGTTTTTAATACATTAAATTTAAAAGGGCGTGCTTGTAAAAAGTTAGATAATATTTATATGAATACTGATTACAAAACTAAATCATTTCTAACTACTAATGGTAAAGTAAAAGGAGAAGCAAAAGAAGTAAATAATATAAAAAATTTCTTTGATAATGAAAATAAAAGTTTAGTAAAAAATTACTATGTAAAAACAGCATATAATTGTTGCTGTGGCGATGGCTACAAAAATAATTTTGTTAATTTCTGTGCTTTAGAAAAATGTATAGAACTAGGCGCAAGATGTTTAGATTTTGAAATATATTCATATTATGGAGAACCTATAGTAGCTGCTTCTACTGCTAATAATAATTCAATTAAAGAAACATATAATTATTTGAAATTAACTGATGTATTTAATATATTACATAATAGAGTTTTTGATGAACAATATACATCTTCTGCTAATGATCCAATATTTTTACATTTTAGAATAATGAGCCAAAATAAAATAATATATGATAAAATGGCAAAATATATTAATGATTATTTAGATAAAGGACAAAATTATATATTAGATAATAAAAAATATAATTATAAAAATCCAGAACAAAATGTATTCTTACAAGGACACATAGCGGATGATAATTTTAGACAAAAAATGATTATAATGGTTAATACATTACACGTTTCAGTATTGGATAATAGTAAATTATCGGAATATGTAAATATTCGTTCAGGTTCTAATGCTATGAAATTATTAAGATATGAACAAGTAGTTGCATCGGGATCAAATAATCCTTTATTGATAGATGAAACACATAGAAGCATAGTTATGGTTTTACCAAATTGGACTAATGAAATAGTAAATTATGATCCCTTATTACCAATTGAAAATGGTTGCCAATTTGTCGGAATGAAATTTCAAAATTTAGATCCTAACTTAAAAGGATATCTTAAATATTTCAAAGATAGTGGCGGATTTTCATATGTCCTAAAACCGAATCATTTAAGAAAAGATTTAATAGAAGAAGAACCTATACCACAAGATAATCCATTAAATCCCAAAAAAGATTATGATATTTAATATTATAAATTCACATTAAAAAATTATATATTAATTAAAAATATTTATATTGATTAATATATAATGGAATATAAATCATTTAAAGAAAAAGAATTGGAAATATTGAGGTCTGCTGTTGATAAAGCTACATCAGTAGTAGGACAAAAAATGGTCCAATCAGAAGATATAAAAAAAATAATAAATATTTTAGAGAAGTTTTTAATGACACATAAATCAATGTGTTATGGTGGAACTGCTATTAATAATATTTTACCAGATCATGATAGATTTTATAATAGAAATATTGAAATACCTGATTATGATTTCTTCACACCTTATGCTATTGAATATGCTAAAAAATTAGCAGATATATATTATAAAAATGGTTATCAGGAAGTAGAAGCAAAGGCAGGTGTTCACGCCGGAACATATAAGGTATATGTTAATTTTATTCCAATAGCTGATATAACATATATGGAACCTACATTATTTAATAATTTATTAAAACGTGCTATAAAGATAAATTCTATTGATTATTGTCCGCCCAATTTTTTACGTATGTCTATGTATCAAGAATTATCAAGACCTATGGGAGATGTTTCAAGATGGGAGAAGATACTAAAACGATTAATTTTATTAAATAAAAATTTCAAAATAAAAGGCGATAATTGTTCCGGCTTAGATTTTCAACGAAACTACGAAGGTTCTGTAGATGATAGAAATAAAATATATAAAATAACAAGAAAATCTATAATAAATCAAGGATTAGTGTTTTTTGGTGGTTATTCAGCAAGTTTATATGGTAAATATATGCCAAAAAAACAAAGTAAACAAATATCTACTATACCAGATTTTGATGTTTTAGCATATGATCCATTAAAAAGCGCTAATGTTATAAAAGAACAATTAGAATATGAAGGTTTTAAAAATGTAAAAATAAATAAGAAAAAACCAATTGGTGAATATGTAGATGAACATTATGAAATAATGGTTTCGTTTGGTAAAGTTAAAGATGTTGTAGCAGTTATTTATAAAGCAAATGCTTGTCATAGTTATAATATTATTGTAATTAATGGTGATAAAACAAAAGTAGCAACAATAGATACAATGCTTTCTTTATATTTATTATTTATTTATGCTAATAGACCTTATTATGACGAAAATAGATTGTTATGTATGTCTGAATATTTATTTAAAGTTCAACTAAAAAATAGATTAGAACAAAAAGGATTATTAAAACGATTTAGTATATCTTGTTATGGTAAACAAAAAACATTAGAAGATAATAGAGCTGAAAAAGCCGCTAAATTTAAAGAATTAAAAGAGAAAGGTTTTAAATCGGGTTCGACTAAATATGATAAACATTTTCTTAGATATATTCCTAATGAATTTAAAAATAAAACGAAAAAAAATAAGAATAAGACAAAAAAATAATAAGATTTGCGTGATCTAATTTAATTCATAAAAGCAGCATTTACGTTTGCTTGTTTTTTTGGCTAATTTATATTTTTTACACAACACCTTTTTTCCACTAATAAGTTTTTTAATTTTATGTGTTTTTTTTGAGAGAAATCTTTTCTTGTAACCACTCTTAACATCATTAATAAATGGAATAAGTAGTTCTTTGTTATTTCTCTCGGGATGTGCTTGAAAGCCGTAGTACGGATATCTTTTATATTTAATAATTTCAATAAATTCTTTATTATGTTTATCTTTTGAATTTGCAAGAATATCAATATTTTTTGATAATTTTTTGAATTTGAAAAATGATTTTCGAGAGAAAGCCAATCGGTTATTATGTATAACCTTCCGCGATTTATTATATAATCTTCTGAATTTCTCTCCGCTTTTTGTAAATTTTGGATTTGTTTTATAACCATTAAAAGCTTCTACATTTATAAAAAGGTCTTTAATATTCTTTTTTATAGGTGATCGGTTAGTTTCTATTAACAACATATTTTCATACCCATGACAAATCGAGAGAATAGGATGTGTTCTCTCGAATTTATTTATTTGTTTTGATAATTTTACTAAATATTTTTGCGTTTCAAAATGTT